TAGGTAAAACCTAAAAAATCTTATATTTTTCGGATATAGAGGTGCAGAACTTAAGAAAACTTAACATTTATCGGCATATAGATGAAAAAATGTAGGGAGTTTGTTGACACGATTACGCGCGGGTGACTATTCAGAGATTTCGGAGTCCCTAAAAGTCTGGCGCATGATTCCAAAATGAACTTCGAACGAACTTCGAGAAAATGCACTCAGATGTTATCGAACTCCGAGCGAACCCCGAGAAATGACCTTTTAATGAGTCAGTAAACAAAGAGCGAACAGAGAGAACATGAACAATACACGAACAAAACAAAAAGGAGATTTTTATGAATGGATGTAACGAAAATGCAATTGAATTTATGACTAATGGTACTAAAGCAACATTAACATTCTCTCAGGGCCGGTATAAGTCAGTAATCCGCAAGCTGGCAGAGAAACATCCTGATGATTGCCAGATCGTTGCTGATAACGAGGACGGAAGTATTTGTGCTCATGTTCCGGTAGCCTGGATACGGATTTCTCCTCCGAAACAGTATACAGAGGAACAGCGTCAGCAGATGGGAGAACGGATGAGACGTAATGTGTCTGAAAATAAAGGAGTACAGGAATAAAATAGAGTAAAAATCAATTGTAATGCAACTAAGGTAAAGTTGTAGGGGTAAGGGAATAAAAAGGCTAAATGAGCCGATAAAACAGAGAGAAGAGATAATGTCGGTATTGAATAAAATCCTGCTGCCGAACCTACGGTTCAATAAAAGACCTATTATGAGATACGGTCATGCGTTATTACTGATTTTTGGGTATTGGTCTGATTGAAGCAGTGAGAAAGCAGTGAAAAGTTATAAAAAGGGGTATCCACTATTTTGAGGAGCCTTGTTATTGATAATGAAGCCGCACAAAGCCGTGACGAACCCGTGAGAAATGGAATTAAAGCGGTGAGGAAGCGGTGAGAACTCGGAGTGTTCGAACAGGTGAGAATATCAGGTTAAATCGTGATTTTCACGAAACGCCAGTTGCTTTTGAACTGTCGATGAACAGTCGAAATAACAAAAACGCCCCAAAGTGGTAGAGAGCTATTCTCACAAAATGTGAGATAATATATGTATCACGATAGGACAGGAGATGATGTATGTGATTTTACTTAACATGTTGATGTTGATTGCAGTCATGGAATTAGCAGCTATTTATGATGCGGTAAGGGGGAAAGACAATGAGACGTATCAGAATGAAGAAAAGTAGAAAATATGAACAGGATAAGCTTCAGGCGGCAATAAATGCTTCTGCCAGACGGGCTCTTGATGATCTGGATAAATCATCCGGGATGTGGCCTACAATGATTGGAGTAATGGCAGAACAATGCAGAAAAATTGCACAGGATTACAAAGAACTTCGGAAACTTGAAAAAGAACTTCAAAAATATGAGGGAGAGGCGATAAGTAATGGCAGAGAAGATAACATTTAATACAGGTGCTAAGAACTATGAGATTGTAGATCAGGATGGGAATGAGCTGGGAGTATTCCGGTTTATTCCTACAGATGTTGGAATCTTAAACAGATATAAAGAGACAGCAGCGTTTTTCGCAAGTGTAGGTGACAAAATAAAAGGGGAGGATCTGGAAGAGATTCTTCCTGAGCTGGAGAAAGAAGCTGGGGAAAAGATAGATTTCCTGTTTGGTGCTCCTGTATCGGAGAACTTCTTTGAAATTACTCATCCGTTTACAATTCTGGAAGATGGACAGACATTTGCCGAACAGATTATCACTGTAATTGGCGGAATCATTGAAAAGGAATTAGCCGAAAGAGAAAAGAAGCAGCAGGAACGGATTGACAAATATACTGCTAAATACACGAAAAAAGACGAAGCAAAATAAGAAAATGCGGGCTGTTCTGGAAACAGGATAGCCCCAATTTATAACTCGGTACTGGTAATTTGAAACTGGTACCCTGACCTCAAATAGTCGGGAGGTAGATAATATGGCAGCTGATGGCTCAATCATCATTGATACCAGGATTCAGACAGAAGGTCTTTCCAAAGGATTAAATACGATCAAGGCAGGAATGATAAGAATTACTGCTCAGGTATCAAAAATGGGAGAAACAGCAAAAAATTCATTTCAAAGGCAGATTGCAACAGTTAACAGCCTTTATCAAAGCTATGAAAAGCAGGAAAGAAAAGTTGCTGAATTAAAATCTAAACTGGATGAGTTGGGTAAAAGCAAAATAGAAACAGAAGGATACAAGCTGATTTCGGATCAGATCAAGGCTCTTGAGACAGATTTTGAAAAAGTAGAATCTAAACAGCGCGAATGGATTGATATGGGATTTCCGATTGATTCTGGGCCTATTAAAGAACTGGATAAGCAGTTGGATGAAATATGGGCAGACATGGAGATGCTGCAGAACAAACAGAAGGGGATGCGGGTATCTGGCAGCGCGTACATAGATCCTAAATCGACAGATACCTATAAAAATACATTGCAGAAGTACGATGAGGAATCACAGAAGCTGGAACGTACAAACGGAAGGCTGTATTCTTCATACAATAATCTAAAGAAAAAAGTAGAGGAATATCAAAAAAAGAACAATAAGCTTGTTCTGGCAATGCAGAATCTGCAGAAAGCTGCTGCGCGTGTAGGTGCAGTCATGAAGAACATTGGCTCTGCTTTAAAGAGCGCAGGATCAGCCGTAAAAAGCATGGTCTCTGCTATGAAAAAAGCAGTGGAATCTATGCTTAATTTCGATAAGCAGACAAAACGCTCCAAGGCAGGTCTGGGCAAGATGCTGGGAATGTCACTATTGTTTTCGGGCATGTTCCGGGCTATAAATGCTGTTGGTGACGGGGTAAAGACGGGAATTCAGAATCTTGCTAAGTATTCTAATACTGCAAACACAGCAATGTCTTCATTGATGTCCAGTATGACAAGATTAAAGAATTCTTTTGCAACAGCATTCGCGCCAATATTGACAACAGTTGCACCGATTCTTGTTAAGTTTATTAACCTTATGTCAGATGCGGTTACTCGTGTAGGTATGCTGATTGCAGCATTAACTGGGCAAAAAACTTATACAAAAGCAATAGGCGTTCAGGAAGATTATGCTGCCAGTTTGGATAAAACAGCGGATAACGCTAAGAAAGCCGCAAAGGAAGTAAAAGGATATCTTAGCCCGATTGATGAACTTAATAGATATGATGATGGCGTAAACAGTGCAGGGACAATCGGCGGGAACAAATATACTGGCCCATCTGCTGGTGATATGTTTGAAGAAGTTTCTATCACAAGTTCTATAAAGGGAATTGCTGATAAGATCCGAAAGCTCATCAAAAAAGAGGACTGGGAAGGACTGGGGGCTTATATTGCTAGTGGCATTAATAAAGGCCTGCAGAAAATTTATGATGTGATTAACTGGAACAATGTTGGACCCAAGATTACAAAATTCTGCGATGCTTTTACAAGAACATTTAATAGCCTGGTTGATCATATTGATTGGGATTTGTTAGGACGTACTGTAGGAGCTGGTATTAATACCCTTGTGAATACTATGAATCTTCTAATTACAGGAATAAATTGGAAGAATCTTGGAAAGAAATTTGCAGAAGGTATTACCGGTCTGGTTCATGAGGTAAACTGGAATAATCTTGGACAGCTGCTTGGCAACATGTTCATGATTTCCTGGAAGATATTCAGCGGATTTGTTCACAATCTTCCTTATGCTGATATTGGAAAGGCGGTTGCGGATGCACTGAACGGTGTTTTTTCGACTGTTTCATTTTCAGAGATAGGAGATGCACTTGCTACTGGACTTAACGGCGCGTTTACAACTCTTTACAATTTTGCTGTCAATTTCAACTGGAAACAGATGGTTGATAATATTGCGGGCGGAATCAATACTTTTGTATCAAAATTTGATTGGAAAGGCAATGGACAGAAGCTGGAAATATTCCTGAACAATTTATGTACTTCTTTGGTTGGACTGGCTCAAAAAACAAATTGGGAAGAAGTAGGGAAAGGAATAGGGACATTCTTAAGCCAGATCGATTGGAGCAAGCATCTGTGGCAGGTCATTGAAGCAATCAAAACAACGATTGGAGGTCTGTTTGATGGGTTGGAAGAGGGCGGTACAGCCGGTAAAATAGCGGCTTTTCTCGGAAAAGCATTTATTGCTGTAAAGATTGCGGATATAACAGGGATTGGCAGTCTGGTAAAGCTGCTGATTGGAGCAATAGGAAGGAAGATAATCGGATCTGAA